GCACCTGCTTGCTGTATTGCAGACAAAGCTGCTCTGTTTCTAGCTTCTTCCTGTGCCTGTGCTAATGCAAACTGCTCTGGAGAACCACCGTAGGCTGCTGTTTGTAATCCTAGTCTACCCTGACTAAGTAATCGATCTTGTAATGCTAGCCTTTGTCTTTCTTCTTCAGGTCTTTGTACTGCTCTTATACGTTCAAATACATCCGCTTCTCTGGTAGCCATGGGAGCACCAAGGGCTGTTAGAGCTCCTGCAGTGCCTTGTAAGGCCTGTTGTTCTATATCTGACCTACCACCCATACCCCTAGGCGTATACGTTCCTAGAAGGCCTCCTGTGATGCCTGAGAGGGCTTCCTGTCTAGCTTGCTGCTGTGGAGACATTGTGGTAGTAAAACCACCCTCAGGAGTAGCACCAACCTGACCAAAACCTGTAGTAACTGTAAAGGGCTGGAATTGTGACGCTGCTTGGGCTTCAGTACCTATTCTTTGTGCTCCCTGCGCTGCTGCTTGTCCTATACTGGACAGACGATTCATAGTATCGCTTAAAGCTGCTGCTGACAAGCCTGTGGAAGCTAAGTCTCCTAGGTTTAGATTACTTAGAAAGTCTAAAAAGCCACCGCCTCCTGTTTCTCCGCTTGTAAAAGCATCTAAATATTGCTGTGCCTGATTTGTCATAATTATTCTCTGTTACTATCTTCCTTCATCATTTCAAGATCGTGAAATATAATTTTACTTCCTGCATCTTTTTTGTTTATTAGCCTAGGCTCACATATCATATCGAATCTGTTTGTTTTAGGTAATATAAAAGCGTGTTTAGCTACGCTTTGGTGAAGTATAGCTATCCGATGCTCTGAGCAGCTAGTCAAGGTCTGAAACCAAACTTCAAAGCCAGTTGGCTCTCCAGCTTTTAACATCAACAACACATAAACTAGCATTTCCATTATATGTTTCTTTTCTTCTTAATAGCTTGTGTTACTGTAGCCTGAGGCTCTAGTAAACCCCATGTTAGTGTTTCAGTTTCTCTTGTATGTGCTGTACCTAATATTCTAGCCATTGTGTTGTCTATGTACACCACCTGCCCATACTGACAAGCTTTTTGGTTCCTAGTTAAAAACTGCAAAGCAGCTTTATGTCTTTCAGAAGGATTATATATTAACTGCAAGTTCCTCCAGCGTCTTAGGTCACACTTGTAACCTTCAGCTGTAACTCTAGGATCAAATGTCAGTTCTTCGCCAACAGAGCCTGTACAAGCTGGGCTATTTGTTCGTTTGTCTTGCTCTGAATTTCCTTCTGTTCGCTCAAGGACTGCACGATTACTTCCAGTTTGGTCGTATTGACAGCCACTTGCTGTCCATTGGCTACTGCCTTTTTTGCAGCCTCCTCCGCTATGGCTTCTATGCGTTCTCTGTCTGATGCAGCATGAGCCGTATTAGCTTGAAGTACACCCCACGATACTGCTATAGCAAATGCTCCAGCACCCAAAGGTAAGGCCCACTGTGGAATACGGATAGTACCATCACTCATTGTTTTCTCCTAATTTAAAAAGTGTGCTAAAAACACTGAAGCAACGATAAAGGGATATACACCTATTATCATCATTTCTAACCTACGCATCTTTTGTGAACCCTCGTCAAGACGCTTTTCTATCATCTCGTAACGTAAGGCACACTCACGTTCATGAGAATGTAGACGCTGTTCAGCATCCATTACCAAGGCACTCCGGTAGCTTGTGCAGCTTTACGATCTATCTGAGCTTGTACCTTTGCAGTACGCTCTGACTCAATCCTAGTCTTAAACTCTTCAGCAGTCTCGTCACCTACTTTACAGGCTTCCCAGATCCACCCAAGTACATCACTTTCTTTTAGATCTGCATAAGGTATGAAATCACTAGAAGAAGCGTCATACTCAAAGCGTTGCTTTCCTCCTTCAGTAGCTGTTTCACGACCTTCTCCATCACTAGCTGCTAAGAGTTGCCAGTAGGCAGTAATTACTCCTCCATCAGCATCTACCCTTGTCATGTTACTGACTGACCATGTTGTTGTTATTGCCATATTATTCTCCTTTGAGTTTGGCTACTTCGGATTCTAATGCTTCCACTTTTGCGGAAAGTTCCTGTATAGCTTTAAGAGCTATAGTGTTAAGTTTGCTATAAGAAACTGATTTATAAGTTTCTCCAGTTCCTATGGCATCTTTATCATCAACTACCAAGTCAGGAAAAATATCCTCCACTTCTTGCGCTATAACACCCATTTGAGACGGGCCATTTGGATCAGCTTTCCATTTGAAATTGACTATCCTGACTGAATTTAATTTTTCAAGATGACCATCCTCAACATTAACGATGTCTGTTTTTAACCGTTCATCAGAAGTAAACGTGCTGCTTCCATTTCCCAATAAAGCAAACGTAGCAATACCTTGCGTTATTGATTTAAGATGATGACAATTTGTGTTATTGGACTCTGAATTTAAACTTGTAGCAATTGCCTTTACATCGCTTCCGTTACCAGAGCTATTTATTACCGTAAAACAACTACTTCCTGATTGTCCTTTTTGCACTGTAAGAGAATCGTTACCAGCATCTAAGTCAAAAAAAGAAGCGTTGTTATTTGACTCTATTCTAAAGTCTAGGTCTACACTATCTTCGTTGAAGACAGTTTCAGTGCTAGTCATTCGGATTCTTTCGCGCTCAGTACCAGCTACCTGAGTAGCTATGGTAATTCTTCCGTCTACTGATCCGTGACTCGCATCATCAATACTGGTGAAAATCCTAGCGAAGTCTTCACCAACACCGGCGTCATCCAGACCAAGGAAGACAACAGTACCGAGGAGATCATTATCTGCGCCTGTAGCGTTCCTTTCTAGTTTTAGGTTAGGGCCAGCATTTGCATCGGTATCTGTACACTTTAAGGTAAGATTGACACCGTTATCAGCGCGAGTTAGCGTAGCTTCACCGCTACTATCAATACTCAGTCTCTGAGTTCCTGCTGTCTCTACAGAAAAAGTATCGTTATTGTTATCGTAACGAATTGCGCCATTCGCAAGACCAGTATCAGCAGCTATCGTGAAAGCTATTCTACAATCGCTAGTATCTCCTGACACCAGAGCCATCCCCACATCGCCAGTTTGTTGAATAACAAGAGTGCTTGCCCTTGAATCAAAAGTGCTTGGGTCGGTACAGGAACCTACGCCTATGCGATTGCTACCCCCATCGACAAACAACATATGTGATCTACTGTCAGACTCCACTCTGAAGTCACGGTCATTGCTATTATCATTTACATTGATTTCGGAAAGACCAAACTCCATAAGATTGAAGAATGTAGAAGCAGAGTCATCATAATATTGAAGGAGGCCTATGTCAGCTCCTGCTCTAACGATAAATCTGTCGTTTGTGTCCGTGAAACTGTTGGTGTCAGTCATGGAGATCGTGGGAGAGGTACTTGACAAATGTAAAAGAGACTGAGGCGATGCAGTACCCAATCCTACGAGGCTGTTGGCGTGGTCAAGAACAAGAACATTTGATGAGGCACCAGCAAAAGTTAATGCACCACTTACGCCGATACTACGGTCATTCTGAATTGTAAATGTGCCGTTAGTAGTTTTGACTTCTAATCTGGCATCATCAGTAGCGTCTGAGCCACTTGATTCTATAAGCACAACAGCGTCATTTGCGTTTTGAATATGTAACTGTTCAGTTGGGGCTGCGACACCTATTCCCACTTTATCAGCACTAGCGTCTACTACGAGTAGATTAGCGTTGCTATCCCCTTCTACGCGAAAATCTTGAGCAGCCGTTGAAAACTCATTTACGACTACACCATCAATTCCTACTTGCAGTGGTGTAACTAAACTACCTCCACTAATGACCGACATTTGTAATTTACCGTCTTCGCTACCGTCAGTAACATCGCTAGATTCTGCTCTGAATCTTACATAAGTCGTTTCGTTACCGGCACTATCATCCCCGTTAAAGAGGATCTGACCAAGCCTGTCATCGTCTGCTGGTGAGCTAGAGTCGTTAAAAAAAGTAAGCTGACTTCCATTTACGTTGCTTGTGTTTTTTAACTCAAGAGATGTTCCATCAGAAGAACCAAGACTCAACGTAGTTTTAGCAGTAGCATTAAGCCCACCAGTAACGTCAATGCCTGTGCTTGTTGTGGCAAATTTTTCTGAATTATCGTGATATAAATTTACCGCGCCATTTTCGTTAAATATTGCGTAATTTTCAGTCCCGTCCGCATTTTGCAATTGAGTTTTGACAGAAGTTCTAATAAATAAACTTCCTGTGCCAGCGTCCGTAATAAAACTGTTAGATCCATCGTGGAAAATCTGTAGGTCAGAGTCAGTGCCAAAGATAGCCTTAACGTTGTCTGCAAACGTGGCGTTACCAGCGTGCGCCGTGGTAGATGCAAAATCTACAGCACCGTCAATGTCTACGACATCAAGATTTGTTGTACCGTCTACGTCTATGTCGCCTGAGATGTCTAAACTAGCAGCATCTAGCTCACCAGTGATCGTAAAGTTACGAATACCTGTATAATCCTTGTTAGAATCCAATACAACGGCTTTAGAGGCGATTGCAGTGCCTACTGCTGTACTACCTAAGTCTAAAGCATTAAGCTCTCCTACAACAGCTGTAATGCCATCTAAAACATTAAGTTCTGCTGTTGTAGATGTAACACCGTCAAGGATGTTAAGTTCTGCTGTGCTTAAAGTAGCACCATCTAGGATATTTAGTTCTGCTGCTGTGGAAGTCGTAGCTAGGCTAACTGCACCACTAGATACTGTAAAGTCATTAGAATCAAAAGAAGCTACACCTTTGTTTGATGTAGTTGCATCTTCAGCAGCAATGGTAACTGTGTTGCTTGTAGCGGACGTATCAATACCTTCACCACCAGCAATGGTTAGTGTTTCGCTATCTAGGTCAATAGCAATCGTACCACTGTCTGAAGTAACGTCTAAGTCTTCGGCAGTAATCTGTGCATCTACGTAAGCTTTGATTGACTGCTGAGAAGCAATGCCTGTGGCACTGTTGGAAGACATATCATCTTCATCGAGAAACGCTTTACCGTCTAGGATGTTGAGTTCAGCAGTTGTAGACGTTACACCGTCCATGATATTGAGTTCTGCCGTAGTCGCAGTAACTCCATCTAAAATGTTTAGCTCTGCTGCAGTTGACGTTACGCCGTCTAGGATATTTAACTCAGCAGCAGTGGCAGTCACGCCGTCCATAATGTTAAGTTCAGCTGCCGTAGCTGTGATAGCTGTCCCGTCTAAGTTGATAGCGTCAGTGTGTACTGTACCGTCAAAGTAAGCATCTTTAAACTCAAGTGAGCTTGTACCTAGGTCTACATCATTATCTGTAACAGGTGCGATGACTCCATCAGCCATTGTGAACTGTGCTGTGCCAGCAGCAGTAAAAGCCAAAGTATCGGCTGCGCTAAAGAATAAACCACTGTTAGTATCACCAGTATTAGTAATAGAGGGATTCCCAGCAGAACCGTCAGGAAATGAAACAACTCCTGTGAATGTCGGGCTGGCGATGTCAGACTTCGTAGCAACCGCCGTAGATATGTTATCAAACTCTGTGTCAATTTCTGCTCCTCTAACTATTTTATTAGAGTCTCCAGAGACTAAAGAATCTTTAGCTGTAAAGTTAGTGGTTTTAGAATAGTTTGTCATATTAACTTACCTATTAAAGCTTCCGTCTTTAACTCCTGTATTGATAAAGACTTCCCATTTATTGTTGCGTCTATACCTATGGTAGCTACTTTACCTGTCCCTGTTGCTTTGATTTGTGCACTGTCAATAATAATTGATGCACTGTATTCTGAGTCTGCTACGTTATATTCTGAAACGCCGTACTCCGCTATCTTAGCGTCAGACAATGTTGCTGTCTGTTTTGTGTACGCTTCCTTATAATCATAACCCCAGTTAACAACTACAGAAGTATTCTGGCCTCCGATTACTGTAAAATCTATTTCCTTCAACATCTTTAGTCTTGAAGCATCTCCGTAAGATAACGGATTTGTGTAGTACTTCATAACATAAGGCGTTGCGTCATCCAAAAAGTCGCTGTACTTACCTATGCCCTT